TAGTCAAATGCCGTAAAGTCGGTGCAGCAAATTGGGGCAACAAAACCAAAAAAGAAGAAGTTGAAATCAACGAAGCAGGTAAGAAGTGTTGGAAGGGTTACAAGAAAGCAGGAACTCAGAAACTCTTTGGCAAAACTTACAATCGTTGTGTAAAAGCAGAGGATGTTGAACTCACAGATGCTTACGGTGAGACCTTTGCAGTTATTCAAGATATTGTTAAACCAGAACCTCTAAAGAAAGAGGATAAGGAAACAACTGAATTAGAAGGAACTTATGATATTGAAGATATGGTTGAAAAGGTTAACATTCCTCGTAAGAGAGGTCACCTTGTGAATGTTGTCTTTAGATTTAGAAGTTCTTCAATCATGTTGAAGATGTTCTTCCCCCAACCATCATTACCTACAAGATCTGAAGTTCAAGATCAGATCTCTAAGGTATATCCTGGCGCGAAACTATTAACCTTTACAGTTTCCGATTATGAACCGGGAGAACCAGTCCTCCACACAGAGGGAGCGGCATGGACAAAAAAAGAAGGAAAAAAGAAATCAGGCGGACTTAACGAGAAAGGAAGGAAATCTTACGAAAGAGAAAATCCTGGATCTGACCTTAAGGCACCGTCAAAGAAGGTTGGAAATCCCCGTAGAGCGTCATTCTGCGCTAGAATGAAAGGGATGAAGAAAAAATTAACTAGTAAGAAAACTGCTAATGATCCAGATAGCAGAATCAACAAATCACTGAGAGCCTGGAACTGCTGATTAACTTATGTCTGATAATGTATATCTTGGCAATCCCCTTCTAAAGAAGGCAAATACACCGATTGAGTTTACACAAGAGCAAGCGTTGGAGTTTGCTCGGTGTATGCAGGATCCGGTGTATTTTGCAAAGAACTATGTAAAAATTGTTTCTCTTGATGAAGGATTGGTTGCTTTCAACCCATATGACTTTCAAGAGAAGTTAATCAACAACTTCCACGAAAATAGATTTAATATTTGTAAGATGCCACGGCAGACAGGTAAGTCAACTACCGTGGTTTCTTATCTTCTTCACTATGCATTGTTTAATGACAGTGTAAACATTGGCATTCTTGCTAACAAAGCATCAACTGCTAGAGAGTTGTTAGGAAGGTTAGCAACTGCATATGAAAACTTGCCTAAATGGATGCAACAAGGTATCCTTGTATGGAACAAAGGAAACATTGAGTTAGAAAATGGCAGTAAGATATTGGCAGCTTCTACATCTGCGAGTGCTGTCCGAGGCATGTCGTTCAATATCCTCTTTCTCGACGAATTCGCGTTCGTACCAAATCACATCGCTGATTCCTTCTTTGCATCTGTTTATCCTACTATTACTTCTGGTAAAAGCACAAAAGTCATCATAGTTTCAACGCCACACGGTATGAATCATTTCTACCGTATGTGGCATGATGCGGAGAAAGGTAAAAATGAATATGTACCAACGGATGTTCATTGGTCAGAAGTTCCTGGTAGAGATGATGTCTGGAAAGAACAAACGATTGCCAACACATCTGAGCAGCAGTTCAAAATTGAGTTTGAGTGTGAGTTCTTAGGATCTGTCGATACTCTAATATCACCCAGTAAACTTAGAGCACTTGTATATGATAGTCCAATAGCATCTAATGCAGGTCTTGATGTCTATGAGGAGCCAGTCAAAGATCATGATTATGTTATGACTGTTGACGTTGCTCGTGGTGTTGGTGAAGATTACTCTGCGTTTGTATGTGTTGATATCACTGAGTTTCCACATAAAGTTGTTGCCAAATATAGAAACAATGACATCAAACCGATGTTATTTCCAAACATCATCTATGAGATAGCAAGAAAATATAATAGTGCATTTATATTGTGTGAAGTAAATGATATCGGGGATCAAGTTGCAAGTATTCTTCAATATGATCTTGAATATCAGAATTTATTGATGTGCTCCATGAGAGGCAGAGCAGGTCAAGTTGTTGGGCAAGGATTTTCTGGTAAGAAAACTCAACTTGGCGTTAAGATGTCAAAGACCGTTAAAAAGGTTGGATCACTAAACCTGAAAACTTTGGTAGAGGAAAATAAAATTATATTTAAAGATTATGATATTATTTCCGAACTAACCACTTTTATTTCTAAGAGTAATTCATTTGAGGCAGAGGAAGGGTGCAATGATGACCTGGCAATGTGTCTTGTCATCTATGCTTGGTTGGTCCAAATGGACTACTTCAAAGAGTTGACAGATCAGGATGTTCGTAAGAGATTATATGAAGAACAGAAGAATCAAATCGAACAGGATATGGCACCTTTTGGATTTTTGAATGATGGTTTAGAAGATACAAGTTTTGTTGATAGTGAAGGTGATAGATGGTTTACTGACGAATATGGAGAGATGTCCCACATGTGGGAATATCGTTGATGGACTTTGATGGACAAATAAAATTAGGACATCTTCTCCTACAAGATAGAAAATGTAGAACTTGTGGGGAAACAAAAAACCTCATAGAGGGATTTTATAGAACGAGAAAAGATAGAGGTGCAGTTGCGTCATCATATTCATACGAATGTAAGGACTGCACTATTAAAAGAATTATAGATAATAGAAAGAAACAAACACCATTTCTGGATTGGGCCTATCCAGATTGGTAGTTCACGTCTAGTTTCCCCACTGAAACTGCCGGTAATTCTAAATAATTTCAGATAAACTGAGATCACGGAGAAAAACATGGCGACTCCTCAATTATCTCCTGGAGTACTGGTAAGGGAGGTTGACTTAACAGTAGGAAGAGCTGAGAATGTATTAGACAACATTGGCGCACTTGCCGGTCCTTTTCAGATTGGACCTGTTGAAGAACCAATTGATATTGCTACTGAACAGGACTTAATCAGCACGTTCGGTAAACCACTTTCAACTGATGCCCAATATGAATACTGGATGACTGCTTCATCCTATCTCTCATATGGCGGAATCCTTAAAGTTTGCAGAGCAGGATCTTCCTCTCTTGCAAATGCTAACGCTGCGTCAGACATTTCTGCTGGTATAGGATATACCACTGCTCTGGCAGGCGATGCAGGAATTAAGAACTTTGATGATTACAACCTTAATCATTCAACAGCAACTAACTTCCTCTATGCTGCTAAAAACCCCGGAACCTGGGCGAACAATCTGAAGGTCTGCTTCATCGATGACGCTGGCGACCAAAGAATTGGTATTACAACTTCAGACCTTGCTAACGCAGGTGCTATTGTTGGACAGGGTGTGACGATGGCTATCACAGATCAGGTTCTGCCTGGAACTGGTAGCACTTCGCTGTTCAATGGTTTCATGAAGGGAATCATTACTGGAGTTACAACTGACAGCACTAATAGCGCATCTACGATTGATGTAAAACTCACAGAGAGAGTTACTACTGCTGGTGTTTCTTCAGCGATCACTTATCAGGAAGGTACTCTTTACTCTGCTTTCCACACCGGTAAGAATATCAACTTTGTTAATAGTTCGGGAATTACAACTGGTAACTCTGCTACTGGATATACTCCAGCAAGCGCAGTTGACTGGTATAATCAACAGACCTTGGGTCTGACCAACTCTACTGTCTTCTGGAAGTCAATTTCTCCGAGACCAGTTACAAGCAACTTTGTTTCTACGAGAAATGGTAGAAATGACGGACTGCACATTGTCGTCGTTGATGACACTGGATCAGTAACCGGAGTTCAAGGTAACATTCTTGAGAAGCACCTGAACCTTTCTAAGGCTAAGGATGCAGTATCGGCAGTAAACTCTCCTCAGAAAGTTTACTACAAAGATTACATTGCAACTTTCTCAAATCAAATCTACGCTGGTGGAAATCCTGGACAAACTCCTGATGGATACCACAGCGGAGTTCCTGCAGCATCAGGATTCTCAACTTCCTTTACTCCAGTAACTACTGCTGCTGGATCCTGGAGTCAGGATGCTCAAGGAGTTACTTATAACGTTATTGGTAACGTTACATATACTCTTGCTGGTGGTGTTGATTATTCTGCGGGTAATGCCATGAAGGCAGAACTTGGAGATCTCATCACTGCATATGGCAAGTTTGAGAACGAAGATGAGGTTGAAGTTGATTACCTCATCATGGGTCCTGGATGCGTCAACGAAGGTGATTCACAAGCAAAAGCAAACTATCTGATCTCTCTGGCAAATCAGAGAAGAGATTGTGTTGCTTGCATCGGACCTCACAGAGCAAACGTTGTTGGAGTAACCAACAGCAACACTCAGACAGACAACCTGATTAACTACTTCAGTCCTCTGTCATCCTCCTCTTATGCAATCTTTGATAGTGGTTACAAGTACATGTATGACCGGTTTAACAACCAGTTCCGATATGTACCATGTAACGGAGACGTTGCTGGTCTGATGACCCGCACAAATCTGGTTGCATATCCTTGGTTCTCACCTGCTGGACAGCAGAGAGGAATCTTGAATAATGCCATCAAACTGGCATACAACCCAACCAAGACACAAAGAGATCGTACCTATCCTCAGAGAATTAACTCTATCATCACACAACCTGGAGTGGGAACACTTCTGTTTGGTGATAAGACCGCTCTCGGATTTGCATCTGCATTCGACAGAATTAACGTTCGTCGCCTGTTCCTCACTATTGAGCAAGCACTGCAGAGAGCAGCGGAAGCGCAACTCTTTGAACTTAACGATGAGCTCACAAGAGCAAACTTCAGAAACATTGTTGAACCTTTCCTGAGAGATGTTCAAGCGAAGAGAGGACTCTTTGGATTCCTGGTTGTTTGTGACACCACTAACAACACTCCTGATGTTATTGATAATAATGAGTTCAGGGCAGACATCTTCCTGAAACCAGCGAAATCTATCAACTACGTAACCCTGACCTTCGTTGCTACCCGAACTGGGGTAAGTTTTGAAGAAGTCGCAGGTCGAGTTTGATCTAGATCAATCTAAATAACACAAGGAGGATTAAACAATGGCAACTTCTAGAGAAAACAAAACTATTTCTCAGTTTAAGACAGCACTCATCGGGGGCGGCGCTCGCCCCAATCTGTTTGAGGTAGAACTCACAACTCTGCCCGATCAGGTTGAAGGATGGGATGCAGATAACTTCAGATTCCTTTGCAAGGCAGCTGCCCTGCCTGCTTCTAATATTGCATCAATCGATGTTCCTTTTAGAGGTCGTATTTTCAAGGTTGCTGGAGACAGAACGTTCGATACCTGGACTGTAACAGTTATCAACGATGAGGACTTTAGATTAAGAAATGCCTTTGAGGCATGGATGGAAACCATCTCCAAACTGGATAACAACTTGGGTGCTACTAACCCAGAATCTTACATGAAGAATGCTAAGGTATTCCAGTTGGGTAGAGGTTCAACTGCAAGCAGCAGAGATAACACTGGATCATCCAATGTTGTCCTCAAAGAGTATGAATTCATTGACATTTTCCCAACTAACGTTTCAGAAATCGCACTTTCTTACGATTCATCTGATACAATTGAAGAGTACACTGTAGAATTCCAAGTACAGTCGTTCTCATTGACTGGAGCTGGTTCTCCCAACGGCTAATAAATAGTAGAAAATAACAATAAATTATGTCCAAGTTATTTGGGTTCTCGATTGAGGACACAGAGCCACTATCTCCCGGAGCGGTCTCCCCCATTCCTCCTAACAATGAGGATGGGGTTGACCACTACATGAGTAGTGGTTTTTTTGGTTCTTATGTCGATATTGAAGGTGTTTACAGAACTGAGTTTGAATTAATCAAACGATATCGTGAAATGGCACTTCATCCGGAAGCGGATAGTGCCATTGAAGATATTGTAAATGAGGCAATCGTATCAGATAGTAACGATAGTCCTGTTGAAATTGAACTTTCTAACCTTAATGCCAGTGATGGTATTAAAACCAAAATTCGTAAAGAGTTCAAGTATATTCTTGACCTCCTTGATTTTGATAAAAAAGCACATGAAATTTACCGTAACTGGTATATTGATGGGCGTATTTACTATCATAAAATCATTGATTTGAAGAATCCTGAGGCAGGTCTTCAGGAATTACGTTATATTGACGCAATGAAAATGCGTTATGTTCGTCAACAAAAGAAAAAACCAGGAGATAAAGAAAAAGAATTAGTAAGGATCAACAATAGAAATCAAGATCCTATGAATTATGACTTCCCTGAGTTGGAAGAATACTTTGTTTATAATCCAAAAGCAATGTATCCAACATCAAATCCATCACATAGTGGTGCGAATGCTGGTGTTAGAATTGCAAAGGATGCTATTTCTTACTGTACCTCTGGTCTTGTAGATAGAAATAAAGGTAATACACTTTCATATCTTCACAAAGCAATTAAATCACTCAATCAACTTAGAATGGTTGAGGATTCGTTGGTCATATATAGATTGTCTCGCGCTCCAGAGCGTCGGATTTTCTACATCGATGTGGGTAATCTCCCGAAAGTAAAGGCAGAGCAATATCTCCGCGACGTGATGATGCGATATCGTAACAAACTTGTCTACGATGCTAACACTGGGGAGATCCGCGATGACAAGAAGTACATGGCGATGCTTGAAGATTTCTGGTTGCCTAGACGGGAAGGAGGCCGTGGAACTGAAATTTCTACTCTTCCTGGAGGACAAAACCTCGGAGAGATCACGGACATCGAGTACTTCAAGAAGAAGTTATACCGCTCCCTCAACGTACCCCCATCACGAATGGATGGAGAAGGAGGATTCAATCTGGGAAGATCCTCAGAGATATTAAGAGACGAACTGAAGTTTACAAAGTTCGTTGGTCGTTTGAGAAAGAGATTCTCTAACATGTTTAACGACATGTTGAAGACACAATTGATTCTTAAGAACATTGTGACTCCTGAAGATTGGGAGATCATGAGTGAGCACATTCAATATGATTTCCTGTATGACAATCATTTCTCTGAACTGAAGGAAGCAGAATTGTTGAATGAGAGATTATCTCTTGCTGAAACTGCACAACCTTATGTTGGAAAATACTATTCTCAAGATTACGTTCGTCGCAAGATTCTGCGTCAAACTGATGAGGAAATTATTGAACAAGATAAGATCATTGAGGATGAAATCAAGAAAGGTATCATCCCCGATCCAGCAACTATTGATCCTGCTACAGGGCAACCTTTGGAATCAGCAGCAGATATGGATTTAGGTCAACCACAAATGGAACCTGAAATCGATGGATCTGCAACTGAAGCACCAGAAATGCCCAAGGGGGGAGAGATATAAATACTTACTATAAAAAATTGACATCTCAAAACAATGGATCAATTAATCGACTTACTCACTACTGATGAGACATCACCGTCTCAAATTAGTGATACAATTAAAGACATTCTTTATGGAAAGGCGACTGCACGAGTAGATGCATATCGCAACGAAGTTGCTACTAAGTTATTTGAACCAGAAACTGAAGTAGCAGATGATGAAGAAGAAGATCAGATTTCTGCAGAATTGGATTCCGAAGAGGAAGAAGAGGAAGAAGTAGAAGGTGAGGAATAATAAATAACTAGTAAATGAACTCTTAACTATAATGGCCCTTAATCCTGTAGGCGCTGCTCAGACCGCACCGCTAGATAATACAAAGCTAACGTTTAAACAACGAACTGATACTATCAGGGTTGTTGCTGTGGGTGGGGCAGCATATGTTGCAATTGGAACTAATCCTACTGCATCATCTGCTAATTTCTTGGTTGTCACTGGTGAACCTGAGAATATTTCTCTCGGAAAACCACGGTCAATGACTGCAACTGGAGTTACAACAGTTGCTGGTGATATTGGATCAACTGCCATTATTAGTTTACCTGAAGGAACTGGGTCACCTTTCGCAGTCGGTGATGCAGTTACTTTGACGGTACCAGACCAAGATTATTACAACTTCACTAATAAGATTGTTTTATCAGTGGATTCAATTGTAGGTGGTGGTGCTGGTATTGATGGTACATTTAATACTAGAGTTAGAGTTAATAATGCTTATTCAGCAGGCATTGCAACTGCGTTTACTGCTGGTAATGATGCCGACTTAAGATCCTCGGTTAGTGTCGCTGCTCTCAAGCAGGGAACATCCGGTGGAATGGTCCATGTACAACAAATTCAAACCAGCGGGGGAGCCTGATGAAACTTATTAGAGAAGAAATCGAAACAGTTGAGTTTCTTGTCGAACAAAAGAACGGCAAGAAATCCATGTATATTGAAGGAGTTTTCCTTCAGGGTAATATCAAGAACCGCAATGGTCGGATGTACCCCATGGAAACTCTTCGTCGTGAAGTAGGCAGATACAACGAAAATCATGTAGCTGCTGGTAGAGCACTCGGTGAACTCGGACACCCCGATGGTCCCACCGTAAATCTCGATAGAGTTTCTCATAAAATCGTATCTCTGAAAGAGAGTGGTTCAAACTTCATTGGTAAAGCAAAGATTTTGAACACCCCTATGGGTAAGATTGCTGCTTCTCTCGTTGAAGAGGGCGTAAAACTCGGCGTTTCTTCCCGTGGAATTGGATCATTAAAACCAACTCGTGAAGGGTATAACGTCGTCGGTGATGATTTTATGTTAGCAACTGCTGCTGATATTGTTGCTGATCCTTCTGCTCCTGATGCTTTCGTTGAAGGTATTATGGAAGGAAAGGATTGGGTATGGGATGGTGGCATTCTTCGTGAGAAGTTTGCTGAAAGAACATACAAGGAAATCAACACCCTTGTCGATCAGAAGCAACTTGATGAGAAGAAACTGGACCTGTTCAGCAACTTCCTCAATAGCATTTGATATTGATTATATAAAATAATTTAATTTATAAATAAATATAGATTTAACAAAGGTCAATCGGAGAGTTAAAATGTCTCGTGGCACAAAATTACAAGAAATGGAAGTAAAGACACAGCAATCCAAAACCGCTGTAAATGCTGGTGCTAAGGCTGGCGATCCTATGCCGACAATGGCAGATCCCGGAACTCAACTGGCAGGAGTAGAGGATTTGGGTGGTCCTACCCCAGAGAACTATAAACCAGACGACGATTCAGCAAAGCTGAAAACTCCCGGTGGCACCTTGAAGCAAGTTAAAGACGTTGTAAACAAAGGCGCTAAAGCAGCAGATTCCATGAAAGGCATGAAAGAAGAAGAAGTGCTTGATACCGAAGAGACCATTGAAGAAGAGGAAGTAACTACTGATGAAGTAGTTGCTGAAGAAGAAGTTGTTGAAGAAGAAGTTGTTGACATCGAAGATGATGTCAATGCTCTTCTCGGCGGCGAAGATCTCTCTGAGGAATTCAGAGAGAAAGCAAAGGTTATCTTTGAGGCTGCTGTTAAGACCCGTGTTTCCGAAGTAAAGGAATCACTGGAGCAGCAGTTCGCTGTTAAACTCTCCGAGGAAATCGAAGAGACCAAAGCTGCAATTGCTGAAAGAGTGGATTCATACCTTGAGTATGTTTCCGAGGAGTGGTTCACCGAAAATGAACTTGCCATTGAGGCAGGTCTTAAGACCGAAATGACCGAATCATTCCTTACTGGAATGAAGGGTCTTTTTGAAGAACATTATGTACAAATCCCTGAAGAAAAATATGATGTACTTGAAAGCATGGTAGAAAAACTTGATGATATGGAGACCAAGCTCAACGAGCAGATCGAAAAGAATATCTCCCTTAACAAGCGTCTCGCAGAGTCGGTTGCTGATGGAATCTTGGATCAGGTTTCTGAGGGCCTTGCTGCCACTCAGAAAGAGAAGCTCGCCTCACTTGCTGAAAGTGTAGAGTTTGAAAGTGAAGACGAATATCGTGAAAAGTTGGAGACACTTAAGGAGTCATATTTCTCCTCAAAACCATCTTCTCCACAGGCTAAAGCTGAAACTCTCTCAGAGGGAGTGGACAACTCGATTGGAGTTGAGACACACTCACAATCTATGGCCGCTTACATGAAGACGCTTTCAGCGTTCAAACAAGCCAACTGAATTTAACATTAAATCAAACTAAACCCTTATCTGTAAAAGCAAATGTTCCAAACCGAACAATTGCAGGAAAAGTGGGCACCTCTCCTCAATCATGAGGGCTGCGATAAGATCTCAGATCCCCATCGTAGAGCGGTAACCGCCGTCCTGCTGGAAAACCAAGAAAAATTCCTCCGTGAGCAATCTGCCTTCGATCAAGGCGGTATGCTCGGTGAGCAGGTCGCAATCCCCAACGTAAACACCAATAGCTCCTCTACCCCTGGTTTCTCGGGTACTGCTTCTGCTAGTGGTCCTGTTGCTGGTTTCGACCCCGTTCTGATCTCCCTGATCAGACGCTCCATGCCTAACCTGGTCGCTTATGACCTGGCTGGCGTTCAACCAATGAGCGGACCTACTGGACTCATCTTCGCGATGCGTTCACGCTACACCGATCAGACCGGTAACGAAGCATTCTTCAACGAAGCCGAGACCGCATTCTCTGGTCAGAACAAAGGTCTGGGAGTTGGTGCTGCTGATACCACAACTGGTTTCGGTACAACTGGTCAAACCGGTACTAACCCCTCCATCCTGAACCCTGTAGGAACTGCACAGTCCCAGGGATACAGCGTTGGACAAGGCATGGGAACCGACGACGCTGAGCGTCTGACGGGCACCACCAACAATGCCTTCAACCAGATGGCTTTCTCGATCGAGAAAGTTACCGTTACTGCCAAGTCACGCGCCCTGAAGGCTGAGTACTCACTGGAACTCGCCCAGGACCTCAAGGCAATCCACGGTCTGAATGCTGAAGCGGAACTCGCCAACATCCTCTCTACTGAGATCCTGGCTGAGATCAACCGCGAAGTCATCAGAACCATCTATAAGGTTGCTGAGCAAGGTGCTGTTTCCAACACCGCTACCCGTGGTATCTTCGACCTCGACATCGACTCTAACGGTCGCTGGAGTGTTGAGAAGTTCAAGGGTCTCCTGTTCCAGATCGAGCGCGATGCCAACGCTATCGCACAAAGAACTCGTCGCGGAAAGGGCAACATCATCATGTGCTCTGCTGACGTTGCGTCTGCACTGACCATGGCTGGTGTGCTCGACTACACCCCTGCACTCAACTCCAACCTGAGTGTTGATGACACCGGTAACACCTTCGCTGGAACCCTGATGGGTAAGTTCCGTGTCTACATCGACCCATATTCGGCAAACCTGGCCGCAAACAACGTTGCTTCCGATTCCGGAAATCAGTACTACGTTGTCGGTTATAAGGGTACTTCACCTTATGACGCTGGTCTGTTCTATTGCCCATACGTTCCTCTCCAAATGGTTCGTGCCGTTGGTGAGAACTCCTTCCAGCCTAAGATCGGCTTCAAGACCCGCTACGGTATTGTTGCCAACCCCTTCGCTGAAGGAACCGCTGGCGCTACTCCTCCGCTGGGTCGCCTCGCATCCAACACCAACCGCTACTATCGTCGCGTTGCTGTTAAGAACCTCATGTGATTCATCTTCACATTTTTTCAAGGACCCTTCGGGGTCCTTTTTTTATGTAAATAAATAGTTCATCCCGTTACTAAAAATCTGGTGGAAGAGGAACATAATGAGTTTCATCCAGACCTCGATTGGGCATGTACAATGACCATGGGTATTGATGAAATTCGAGCATTATATGATCACTTCTCATATGCACTTGAAACTTGGCCGGGACATCCTAGAAGACCGCTGGATGAACAGGAATTTTTGAGAGTGATGAAGATGAGAATGTTTGCTATGCTGTGCGACTATCAGATGAATGAATAAATAACTAAAACACATCATAGTTAAATGGCGTATTATCACGTAAAAAAACCAGGTATATTGGTTTCTGGTGACGTGTACTATAAAGGCAATGCTTCTTGGACACAAACATATGATGATAGAGCAGTTTATACTAACAAGAGTAATGTTGAGGCCATGATCAGACAAGATGGTGATGGACTAAACGGAGGATTTGTTGGGGCAACCATCGTTACTGAATAATCATGCCAACTAGGAAACCACCTGCTGCCAGGCAGGGAACACCAATTGAGAATAGAAATTTTCTATCACCAACTGGTTTTAAATTTACACTTAAGAGATCTCCAGGAACAGCATTCTTTTGCAATCAGGCAAACATACCTGATTTAAGTTTGGGAACTGCTATTCAACCAACATTTCTTAAGAACATTGATCAACCAGGTGACAAGTTAGATTTTGGTGATTTAAATCTTAGGTTCCTAGTCGATGAAGATTTGACCAACTACATGGAAATACAGAATTGGTTGAGAGGTTTAGGTTTTCCTGAAAGCCTTGATCAGTTTGCAGATCTCGAAAAAGAAGCAGTTGTTGAAAAGATATATGATAGAGAGGGAGATAAAATATATTCTGACGGCACGTTACAGATTTTAAGTAGTAACTTAGTTGCTAAATTCAACGTAAACTTTAAGGACTTGTTCCCGACTTCATTGTCCACGATTACGTTTGATGCTACTGACACAGATGTCGAATACTTTACAGCAGACGTTACTTTCAAGTATACTATATACAACTTGACAGATTTGAATAACAAGGCTTTATGACCGTAGATCTTGAATCCGTTCAAGAGATGTGGGAAAAAGATTCAAAAATAGATAGAGACAATCTACACGAAGAATCTCTGAAGATCCCATCTCTTCATGCAAAATACTTTGAACTTTATAATACAATTTTTCTACTAAGAAAAAAAGCAGAACAACAAAGAAAAAACATTCGTCACGAGAGGTATGAATACTTCAGTGGCAAAGCAGATCCCGATGTTTATGTGGAGAATCCTTTCCCGAAAAAAATCAGGGA